GTGCTGGCCAGAGACTGAAGGCGGGGTAATGGTTTGAATGTCTTCATCGCCACCACTGGACAGCACCGCCAACATGGCGGGCTCCAGTTTTTCTGGCAGTACGCTGTCGCCCTTGTCCGACCGGGCGATCACGCCCAACAGGGCAGCGATTTTCTGTGTTTCAAGTCTCGCATCCTGAAAGTCATCCAGATTGCGGATACGGGTCATAGCGGCTGTGCCTGCCGGTAACCCGCGCACTTGACCTGGGCGCACCATGTCGAAGCCATGGGCAACGCCGTCGGCACTCACAGGGAACGACCCACGAGCACCACGGTCGCCGGGGTGGTGTTTGAATAGCTGATACTGCTTGCGCTCAAACGTGTTGGCGTCGATACCAACGCCCTGCACCCATTCAAGACCATTGCCGCTGGCGTTGTCTTTGGTGTGATCGATGTAATCGCCTTCGAGTAAGCGCAGTTTCAGGGGGATAGTTCCCCGTGGAACGTTTCCGATCTGACGCAGTAATACGGCCTCACCGCCGTCGGAGATTGAGCGGAATGCCAGGGCTTCCATGGCGGCCAGGTTCAACCGGCCTTCCACGTCACAGCTTGTCGAGTTGGCCCACTCCCGCATCAGGTCGTTGGCGAGCTTTTGCTTGCGCTTGCTGGTGGGGTGGTAGGCGGTTGGCATGATGCCATCGCCAACGGTATAAGCCACCCGCACATTGACGGCGCTGGCTGCGTAAGGGTTGTTACGCACCAGGTCGCGGTGACGGGCACGCAGCAATGACAGCGCGTTGCGGTTTTCTGCGTTCTGGCTGGAATCGCTGCCCCGTGTCCAGGTGTTGCGGCGACCTTTCCCGGCGGCATCGTAACCCTGGTTTTTTGCGTTCAGCTGGTTCATCTTGCTTCTGGCAATGGCACGAGTCAGCGCCCGCTGTGGCGAAACCGCAGCGAGAATTCGATCGATGGGGTTCATGAGCGATAGCCGCGATCTGTCGTAAAGGAAATGGTATTGGTTTTGCTGGTGCCAAGCTGACGCTCAAGGTCGTCGATGATGCGTTTCATCTCTGCCAAGCTGCGGTATTTCACAACACGACCGTTGTAGCTGACCTCTGATACACCTTGGTAATAGGCTTTTTTGATTGCATCAAGCTCGGCTTGTGTGGCCATTTATCGGTTCCAGTAGTCGGATTTTCGGCGGGTGATGCCCCCCTGGGGATGCCCGGCATCGTCAAATAGGGTTTTCTGGCTCAGCTCGGATTCTTTTCTATCCCAGTCGGCTTCTGTCAGTTTGTGCAGGCCGTTGGCGTGGGCGTTGTGCAGGGCATACACCTCGCAGTCGGTGCCCTCGTTGGGCCGACCCGGGAGCTTTCGCCAGGTCATGATGCCGCGATGTTTTTTGCTGGGGGCTTTGACTTCTGCCGTCACCTGCTCCCAGTAGTCCTGCCGCACGTTGCTGTTGCTGTGCATGTAGGCGGTAGAGCCGACAAGGCGACGACTGATAAGATCTTTGGCTTTGTGAGTGCCAACCATGTAGACGCGAACGCCAAACCTGTCGGCCTTGGTGGGCTTGTCGTAACGGCGACGGTCAACCTGCCGTGGCATGGTGAAGATTTCTTTTTTGCCGTTGTCGTTGCTGTCGCCCTTGCCTGCAATGATTTTGCAGCGAGGGTATTTTTTCTGGCGGGTTCTTACCCAGTTATAAACAGCGTTGCTGGTGCCGCCATCAGAGCAGTCGATGGTGACGCCGGACAAAAACATTTTTCCAAACCGATCATGTGAAAACGGCTTGAACAGAAGCTCGTCAAGAGCGCCCCAAACGGCATCTTGTTTGTCGGTGGTGTCCCCGTCGATTTCACCCCAGTGCATCTGCCAGCTTTCTTCGTGGCGGCCCCAGGTGCGAATGATGACGGCAACTCTGTCGTGCTGAACGTCGACACCGGCGCAAATGACAAGACCGCCATTGGGACAATGCAATAGCGGATAGTCTTCTGCTTTCTGCCTTAAACCGTTGGCATC